TTGCAATTGGTGATACTGATCAACGTACTATTGGTGGAGACGACCCTCTAGATGCTACTTCTAATTATGCTGCATCATCAGAAGATGGAGTAACATGGACAGAGAGAACATTAACACAAACATCTAATTGGACAGGAATAGGTTTTGGAAATCCTGATATTTCAACTGGTGACTCAACTACACAATCAAACAGCACAGGCACATGGATTGCAGTTGCTAAAGATGTTGCTACTGGTAATAAAATTTTAACAGGATCAAGAGCAAAAGGAAGAATTATTGTTGAAAGCAGAAATATTTCTGAAGTAAGAATGTGGGACGTAGGTAGCGGATACAACGATAGTCAACCAACACTTACAATTACTGATCCTGGTAATACAATTGATGCATATGTTGAAATAAGAATGGGCGATGCTGTACTTGGCCAACCTAGTTGGGTAAACAGAGGCGCAGGTTATAGAACTTCAAGCACACAGGTAAGCGTATTAGGAGATGGTTTTGCAGATGTTATACCAAAAGGACAGTTTGTAACTATTTCAGGAATAATTGGTCCAGTACCAGGTCCTGGAACACAGTTAAGATTCCGTGGTGCAACAGAATTTTATACTACTCAAACTTCAACACTTGAAAACACTGATAGTAACGGAAGCCAAACAGTATTATTTAGAATAACTCCTAAACTAACACTAAGTGATTTCTTAGAACATACGTCACAAGTAGAAATTAGAGAAAGATATTCACAGGTTAGGATTACTGGACACGACTTCCTTGACGTAGGAACAGGAAACGCAGTACAAACAAACTATCCTGTACTTTATTCAACAGGAATTTATACAGGTGCACCAGAAAATGAAGTTGTAGAACTTAACGGTGGACGTGTATTCTATACATCAACAGACCAAAACGGTAACTTTAGATGTGGAGAATTATTTGCTGTTGAACAGGCAACAGGTATTGTAACTATTAGTGCTGACTTCTTTGATCTAGGTGGATTAACTGAACTAGCACTTGGTGGTGTTAGACTAGGTGGTTCAGGAGCAGTTGTTAGAGAATTTTCAACAGATCCTGCATTTACACAAGATAGTAATAATGTTGTACCAACACAAAGAGCAATTAAAGCATACTTACAAAATAGATTAAATGTTGGTGGATCTGATCTACTAACAGCGAGCTTTATTGCTGGTACTATTAAGGTAGGACCTAATCTAATTGACAACGTTGCTAGCCTCGAAGTATTGTTCCCAGGACCTGTAGCGTTTAGAGGATCTGATGCAAATATTAGCGGAACGTTAGTAGGACAACAACTATTTTTAAGAAGAGAAGAGGATCTTTAGGGAGAACTATAGTAACATGGATAAATATAATATAACAATGGAAAGATACAATGGCTGAATTTAAACTAGGTAGAATTAGATTTGTTTGGAAGGACTCTTGGGCACCTTCTTCAACGTACTACGTCGATGACGTTATACGATATGGCGGCCGTACTTACATTTGTGCGGTAGGACATACATCAGACTCAACAGATTTTAACACAGATTTAGAGTATAGTCCGACTAAATGGAATCAAATGAGCGATGGTCAATCCTGGAAAGGCGATTGGGCAGTATCTACATTTTACAAAATTAACGACGTTGTTAAATATGGTGGTTTACTATACCTTTGTAATGATTCTCACACATCAAATTCAAGTTTAGGAACAGGAGCCGCAGGCGCTGAAACTACAACTGGATTAGAAGTAGACACAACCAAGTGGGATTTATTTGCTGAAGGTTTTGATTGGAAAACTGATTGGACTGTATTAACAAGATACAAAGTAAACGATTTAGTCAAGTATGGCGGAACAACTTATGTTTGTAAAACAGCACATACTTCAACTGCTACAGTTGCAGATGGTTTAGAAGCACAACAAAGTTATTGGGATTATTTCAATCAAGGAATTGAATACAAAGCCGATTGGGCACCAGCAACTAGATATAAAGTTAATGATGTTGTTAAGAGAGGCGCTGGCTTATGGATAGTCAAGGCAGCTCAGAGTCATACTTCAACAACAGATTTTGCAGCAGACGTAACTAGCGGATACTGGGAACAGTTTGTAGAAGGTTTTGAATACGAAAATAATTGGAACATTGGTACTCCTTATCAGTCAGGCGATATTGTAAGATATGGTGGTAACCAATATGTATCAAAAACACAACACACAGGAACAGTTCCTACAGCATCAAGTCAAACTGATTGGGATTTATTAAGCGAAAACTTTACATACCAAGGCGATTGGTCTATTAACACATCATATAAGATTGGTGATGCTGTTAGATTAAACGGATATACATACAGAGCAGTTAAGGATTCTCCTTCAACTGTACTAAGTGTTACTGCAACATCTGCAGTTGATAACACATTTACAGTAGCAGATACTTCTGCACTTGTTGCAAACATGGCTGTTAGATTTACATCAGGTACAATTGGAAATGTATTTGAAGGTGCAACATATTATATTAAAACAGTTACTAACGCAACGAAGTTTACTATTTCTATAGCGCCAGCAGGAACTGAATTTGTTCCTACAACTGCTACAGGAACTATGGTTGGTAGAGCAGCAGCAATTGCTCCTAACACAACATATTGGTATCAAGTAGCCAGCGGTTTTGCTTGGCAAGGTACATGGACTGATGACAATGGATATTTTGTAGGTGACGTTGTACGCTTTGGTTCAAACAGTTATATCTGTATACTAAATCATAGATCAGAAGGTGACGATGGATCAACAGTAGGCGCAGCAGGTGGCGGCGCAGACAATTCAAGACCAGATCAAGATATTTCAGGAACGTATTGGAATGCATTTACAATTGGTAGTGATGTTTCAGTATTGACAACTGAAGGTGATATGGTTTACTACTCAGGTGCTGGACCAACAAGACTTCCGATTGGAGAAGAAGGACAAGTTCTAGTATCAACAGGAACACTTCCAGAATGGAAATCATTAGGAAAAACAGATCAAATCTATTACGTTGCTCCGCACGGAACAGATGGACTTTCACCAGTTCACGGTTCATCACTTGATAGACCATTTAAAACAATTAGATATGCTTGTGAACAAATAGAAGATGGACCAAGAAATCCTAACGCACAGCATTTGTTAGAAAGAAATAGAGTATTCTTACAAAGAGAAACTTCAAGTTGGATCCAATATCAAGTTGCTAACGCAGGCGGCTCTGGTATTTGGAACGGTTTTGATTTCGACGAATACAAATGTGAAAGAGACGTTGGTTTTATAATTGATAGAATTATTTGGGATCTTGGACACGGCGGAAATTTAAAAGTACGTGCAGCAGCACTATCTTTTGTTAACGGATTTAGTGCAGATGGCGAATTTTCAGCAGCATCAGAAGATAAAGTTTATGGTGGTGCAGGACTTGCAGCAGAAGCTCAACAGTCTGTAGCAGCATACACATACCTAGAAACAATTATGGGTAATGTATTAGCAAATACAGCACCAGCAGTTGCATATCAAGATGGTACTGACTCAACAGCAGTTGCAGACCAATACTTTAACACTACTCTTGTAACTGAAACAGGTGTTACTACATCTGTAGCATCACTATTAAAGATTGTAACAGATACTGTCACAGCAGGCGACACAAGTGCAATTCCAGAAAGAATTGTACCTAATGCATTAGTGTATGTAAAAGCAGGACAGTACAAAGAAATATTACCTATCATTGTTCCAGCAGAAGTTTGTATATTAGGTGATGAAGTTAGAACAGTAAACGTTGATGCGGCTGACGCAACTGAAAGCGGTACTGACATAACTGATTCATACTACTCTATAGAAACTTTGAAACACTTGAAAGGATTCATTGACAATGTTGTACAAGGTACAACAGTAACTCCTACTACAGGAAACACAACTACACAAGACCAAACATGGCCTGTAGCAGACGATACCGAAACACCAGCACTTACAGCGAAGTTAGCCGATGTAATCATGGAGCAAATTGATTTTAAACTTGGTGTAAAACATACAACCAATTTAACAGAGCCAACAGGATACAATGCGGGTTACTTGGCAGGTTATGGTACCGCTAAAGAAAACGTTACTGAAAATAAAAAATTCCTACAAGAAGAAGTTATTCAGTATATTACAAATAACTATTCAACTTTAAAATACAGTAAAACTAAATGTAGACAAGATGTTGGTTACATTGTAGATGCTTTAAGTTATGATTTAACTTATGGTGGAAATTATCAAACACTAAATGCAGCAAAAGCATATTGGGATGGAGAAAGTTCTACAAGTGCATTGAATAGTAATGCAGTTACACAGACTATTGCAGCATACAATTACTTAAAAACATTATTAGGACAAATTGTAAGGAACCAAGCAATTACACCTTTACAAACTAATACTCCACGTTATCTGAATTCAGATGCAGGTGCTACACCCGCAACATTTGTATCAGATAACTTTGATATTATACTTAATACACTTGCTGGAGATTCAACAGGAGCAGACTTACCGTTTGTTACTGTAACTACAACAGCATCAAATGTTATTACAACAAGTGCAGCACACGGATTACAAGTTGGCGATGCATTTATTCCTTTAGAAAGTTCAAATAACTTAGTAGCAAATACAAAATATTGGATTATAAGCACACCAGCAGCAACTACTTTCACAGTTAGTTTAACATTTGGTGGAAGTGTTGTTACATTAACAGATGCAACAGGACTAAGTGTACCAGCTCACGTTGAGAACTATCCAGCAGTTACTAATGCTGTAAGTTCAACAACAGCACTTATCACCGCTGCAGAGACCTTAGATGCGCAGCAAGAGGCCCTTGCAACACTGGTTACTACTTACATTACTAACAACTTTCCTACACTTACATATGATTCTGCTAAGTGTAAAAGAGATACAAGATTAATTCTCGAAGCAGTTATGTTTGACTTTATGTTAGGTGCTGGAGCATCTAACGCAGACTCAACAAATTTTGCAACACACATTGCAGCAATAGCATATTTGCGTAGTACTTCAAGCGATGTATACACTAAAGGACAAAAAGCCGCTACTAGAGCGTCTTTCAAAGAACTAGCAAGAATAATTGCTGCTGATACTGCAACATACTTAAACAGTGATGCAACAGCCGCAGCAAGAGTTGTATTATTGATGGATAAATTAGACACAATATTCTTTAGTGCAACAAACGAAGGAGATGTTTGTGCAACTGATGTTAGAAACAGAGACTATGCTAGATTAAAACTTGAAGAAAATAGAGCATTTATTAAAGCAGAAGTTGCTGCATATATCGATCAAACATTTAGCGATACTGCAACAGCAACAGACGCTGGTACAAATTCTTTAACAATAACTGATACTAGTTGGCTAGTAAGAAATGTTGCAATACAATTTACAGGAACTGTAATTGGTGGATTAGCAACAGGCACAACTTATTATGTAAAAGAAATTATTAATGCAACATCGTTTACTGTAAGCACAACTAGATACGGTGCTAATGCTCTTGGATTATCAACAGCATCAGGCGGTACAATGGGTGTTGAAATAGTTTATAGCGAAACAGCATGTGCTAGAGATGTAGACAAATATATTGATGCAATGAAATGGGATTTACAATGGTCTTCAAATTATAAATCAAGATATTGCGCAAGATATTATGCCAATTCAGTTACAGGTAGCATGGAAGAAGATTTCTTCTACTTACGTAACGGAACTGGTTTACGTAATATGACACTTGACGGATTACGTGGAGACGTATTACCACCAAACGAATATGGAACATCTAGAGTATCAGCAGGTGCTTACGCTTCATTAGATCCAGGTTGGGGAGTAGATGACTTCCGTACTTGGATTATTGCACGTTCACCATATGTACAAAACGTTGCAACATTTGGTAATGCTGCAATTGGACAAAAAATTGATGGAGCATTACACGCAGGCGGTAACGATTCAATAGTATCAAACGACTTTACACAATTAATTAGTGATGGTATTGGTGCTTGGGTAGCAAACAATGGTAGAGCAGAGCTTGTATCAGTGTTTACATATTACTCACACATTGGTTACTTGGCTACAGAAGGTGGAAGAATTAGAGGTACAAACGGTAACAACTCATACGGATCGTTTGGTTCAGTAGCAGAAGGTTTTGATTCAACTGAAACTCCTGGAACAGCGATTGTTGATAACAGATTACAGTTTGAATCAACAGTTGGAAGTGTTATGACTGACGCTGCTAATAAAATTCTTAACTTTGAATTTACTAATGCTGGTTCAGAATACACTGAAACTCAATGGGGACTGTTTGGTGCAGGATCAAATGCAACAGCAGAACAAGATAAAGAATTTAGAGATGACTCTGTATTCGAAGTAAGACTTCTTGATAATGTTGATGATTCAACATCAGCACCAGAAGCAGCAGGAAACTACGGTGGGTTTGGATACATTACAAATTCAAACACTGCACAGGGCGGAACAACATCACAAATTACAATTGCTGCAACTGACTCTGAAACATCTTTGGCTTATATAGGTATGAGAGTTTACCTAGATGGCGGTACAGGTGTTGGGCAGTTTGGTAATATTGCAACATATAACTCAGGTACTAAAGTAGCAACTGTTACAAAACCTTCAACAGGCGCAGCAGGCTGGGATCATATAGTACCAGGTACTACTATTGCAGCACCTGATGCATCAACAACTTATACAATTGAACCTCAAGTAGCGTTTACTGCACCAACTCATAGTACTACTGCTAGAACTACTAATGGAAGTACAACTTGGACAGGAATTACATATAGTGAGTTCTATAACACTTATGCAACTATTTCACAAAACTCAACAACAGGATCTGGATCTGGCGCAACATTTAATGTTACTGCAAAAGGTACCAAGTATAGAGTTGATTTAATTGCTGGCGGAACTGGCTATGCTGCAAATGAAGTTTTAACATTTAACGGTGCAGCAGTTGGCGGAACAACCGGCGCAAACAACATTACAATTACAATTACATCAGTTAATGCTTCCTCTGGTGCAATCCTAGCATTTGATAAGGATGGTACAGCACGAGGTGGAACATTTGTTGCAATTAGTAGTGCAAGTGGTACAACTACAAACGCATCATTAGATGCATCTACATTTACTGCAGGCACAGCATTACCAGTAAGTACAACTTGGACAGGAATTGCTGCAGGACGCTTACAAAGAGTTATTAGTGCAGGAAATTTTGTTGTAGGACGTTCTTACACAATTACAACACCAGGTGACACACCTTGGTTATCAATTGGATCAACTTCAATTGTTACAGGAACAACATTTGTTGCTACTGGTGTAGGATCATTTACAACAATTGCAGGTGAAGCAAGAGAAAATGCAGCAGCAATAGTTGCTATAGCAGGAGGCAGTGGTGTTGATGATGTTGCTTATTCATTAGACGCTGGTGCAACTTATGTAGCAGGTGGTAATTTACCAAGCACAGGAACTTGGAACGCAATTGGATACGGTGCTGGTAACTTTATGGCAATCAAAACTGGTACAAACGCAGTTGCACTGTCAATAACTAACGGCGTATCATGGACTTCCCCAGGAACATTACCTAGTGCAACAACTTGGGAAAGCATTGCATACGGTCAAGGATACTGGGTAGCAGTAGCAAGTGGCGGCACAGCAGCAGCATACTCCAGCGATCTTGGAGTAACATGGACAGCAGCAACTTTACCAAGCAGCTCAAACTGGAGCAGTGTAACTTATGGTAATAACAGATTCGTTGCAGTTTCATCAACAAACGGAACAGTAGCCGCAGTAAGTATTGACGGTGGAGTAACATGGATAGCAAGTACACTTCCGGCTACAGCACAATGGTCTAATATTGAATACGGACAAGGTATGTTTGTAGCAGTAAGTAACGGTGCAAATTATGCTACATCACCAGATGGTATTGTTTGGACTGCAAGAACACATGCAGAAAGCAATGGATTAGTAGCAACAGCATTTGGTAATCCACAGCAAGTAGGTAGTTTCTTAGGAGTTAGACAAGGAAGTGGTAACGGAGCAATGCAAATTAAAGCAGGTGCAACTACTACTGGTAGAGCATTTGTTGCAACTGAAAAAATATTTGCAATTAGACTTGTAGAGCCAGGCAGTGGATATAGCACAGCACCTACATTAACTATTACAGATCCTAATAATACATACGAAGCACCTACACAAGTTAGAATCGGTAAAGGTGCATTAGGTTGCCCATCCTTTACTAATAGAGGAACAGGATATACTTCAGCAAGTGCAGACTTGTTAAGTGGTAACGGTTTTGCAGACTTATTCCAAAGCGGACAGTTTGTTGCTGTAAGAAGACTTTCAAAAATTCCAGCAGTAGGATCAAACGTTGTGTTTGGACACTTGCCAGAAAGAACATTTAAACTGGTACAGGTTATTTCACTACTAGGTTCATATGATGGAAGTTATACAGCATTCTTACAAATTGCACCAGATGTAACAGTATTTGATACACCACCAGATGGAGCAACAGTAACTACTAGAATTAGATATTCACAGGTACGTTTGACAGGACACGATTTCCTAGATGTTGGTACTGGTGGATTTACTACTACTAACTATCCTAATACACCAACTCAGTTGCCAGATCAAGCAAATGAAACAAAAGATAACAACGGTGGTAGAGTATTCTTTACATCAACTGACCAAGACGGTAACTTTAGAGTTGGCGACTTGTTTACAATTGAACAATCAACTGGTGTTGCAACATTGAATGCTGATGCATTTAATATTTCAGGACTACAAGAACTTACACTAGGTGAAGTTACACTAGGTGGTAACTCAGCAAGTGTACAAGAGTTTAGTACAGATCCATTCTTTAGTGCTAATAGTGATAATATTGTTCCAACGCAGAGAGCAATTAAATCGTACATCAGTTCACAAATTGGTGGCGGTGGTGCTTCTCTTAACGTTAACAGTGTAACGGCTGGATTTATTACAATCCAAAACAACACTATTACTACTACAACAGGCGGTGTAATTGAAATGAATGCTAAATTCAACTTTAAAGGTGGCGTTGTGGGCCTTCCTTTAGCATATAATTACTTTTTGAACTAAATAACAGTGGAGAACAAATAAAATGGCAACAGGAAGATTAGGAGCAGTAGATTTAGGTGCGTTAGCGTACACTGATTTATACACAGTTCCGGCAGATACATTTGCAGTGGCTTCAATTAGCCTTGCTAATAGAACTAGTAGTGCTATTCAAGTTAGAGTAGCAATTACAACAACAGCAGGTCCAGGTGCACCAGCAAATAGCGAGTTTATCGAATACGGTACAAGCATTGCAGCAAATGGTGTGTTAGAAAGAACAGGACTTGTTTTAGACACAGGTAAAATTATTAGTATCTATGCTGCTACCGTTGGAATCAGCGCAGTGGCAATGGGTATTGAGACAGCAACTGTATAATGATAGGTCGTAACTAAGAGGAAAACTAAATGGCAAGAAAGATAACAACAGGTGAAGTTGGTGGTGCATTCGGTGGAATTAACATTACGAATACTACTATTAGCGCAGCACCAGGTCTAGACATTACTATTGATCCTCAAGGATCTGGTAGAGTTAACATACAAGCAAATACGCATTTAGGGTTACAATCAGATTTAAGATTTGGTGACTCAGATGATTCAAACTATGTTGCTTTTAAAGCACCTACAACTATTGCAAGTGATGTTACATGGACTTTACCAGCAGCAGATGCAGCAGTATCAGGATATGCTCTAGTATCAAACGGTAGTGGAGTGTTATCATGGCAAGCAGCAGGTGCAACACACACTGACGAAACAGCAGCAAGTGCAACATATTACCCTGTTATCACAACACAAACTTCAGGGTTTCTAACAGTTACAGACGTATCAACAACAAAATTAGCATTCCAGCCAAGTACAGGAAAAATGACACTAGGTGGTAACACAGCGTCAACAAGTAAAACTACTGGAACATTAGTAGTAACAGGCGGCGTTGGAGTTTCAGGAGCAATGTATGTAGGTGGAGATATATATTCATATGCATCTTCAGACAAAAGACTAAAAGAAAACCTTGAAAAAATTGATGGCAGTTTAGAAAAAATTGCAAAGATTTCAGGATACGAATATAACTGGAACAGTATTGCGCAAGAGATGCATCCAGAAAGAACAGAACGTGACTACGGGGTTGTTGCCCAAGAAGTACAAGAAGTTCTTCCATCAGCAGTAGTAGAAAGAGAAGATGGATATCTTGCTGTAAATTATGAGAGAATTATTCCACTGCTAATAGAATCTATAAAAAGTTTAAAAGAAGAATTAGATATGATTAAACGAGGAGACGCATAATGCCAGTACAATTATCAGACAAAGGTATAGTTTATTCAAACAATCAACATCAATGTAAAATTGCCGAAGGTTACGAATTTTATGTATATGACGGCGATTGGTGGACACCATGTAATGGCGGAAGATGTTGTAGTTGGTCTGTACCAGCAGGAACTACATCAATTAAATTTGAAATACTATCAGGTGGAGGCCCAGGTGGCTCATCAGGTGGTGACTATGATAACGGAATTGGTGGACAGGGCGGAAACTACGCTGTAAAAACACTACAAAAATCAGTACACGGATTTAGCGATGGCACATCATACACAATTTGTGCTGCTGGATCTTCAGCATGTAGTTGTTGTTGTAGATGTAACGTAAACAACCGTCATGGTTGCAGAAGTTATGTTAATGGTACAGGTTTAAGTAATTTCTGTGCAACAGGCGGCATGGGCGGTCCTACAGTTTGGGATAAATCTTCAAACTGTTATAACTGTCATATTGGTAACGTTCAGTGTAACAGAGGTTTATATAACAGTAGTTGGCAAGCAAATGCATGTAACGAAGCAACTTATGGCGCTGATATGTCATTTAGAGGAACAGCAGGTTCAATGAACAGACAGTACAACTGTTGTGCTGATTACTTCTCGGTAGCAGGCGGCCCTTCAGGACCATTTGCAGCACCACACGGAGTAGGCGGCAAACACTGGTGTACAGGTAACTTGGCTTGTTGTTCAGCACACGCAGCATTTCCAGGCGGTGGTGGAGCAGGACACGGTACTGGTTCAAGTAATGCTTGTTGGGGATCATTCGGTGCAGGCGGATTAGTAAGAGTAACATACAGTTAAGGATTAAACATGGCAAATATACAAAAAACACTAACTTACAGTTTACCAGATACTATGTATTCATCAACAACTGATCTGGGTAAAACTAGTACTATGCATTATAACGGTCCGGCAGAGATCGTACTATGGATTGATAAAGAAACAGGATACTTAGAACAGTGTCATTCACATGAAGAAGAGCCTGATTGTCCACTTCCACAAAACCTAAGAAGAGAAATATTAAAGGCAGATACTGATGTTAACACAATTAAAATTGCTTTATTGTGGGGCGGTATAGAAGAACCAAAAGTATACGAAGTAGCAGTTGGTCCTAGTGATCAACCAAACGCTATCATTCCTGATCCTACACACATTTGTGAAGTTTATAACGAATATGCATTATACGATGATTATAAAAAACCTTTAGAATGGGCACCGATGGATAGAGCAGCCTATGTTGAAGGTTGGGATTTCTTAAGACAAGAAAGAAATCTGCGATTAGCAAACACCGATGGCAAACTAGCAGAAGATATGCCAGACTCATTAAAAACTCAATGGCGAGAATATAGACAAAAACTAAGAGATATGCCAGTAACGTGGGATGGAGTTCCTGGAAATTTGGTAAGATTTCCATTAGCACCTGACGATGCTCCTGATCCAAACTTTAATGATGAAAATGTTAGAGTTACAATGATCGCTGAAAGAACTAGTGACGATGATGATGCTATTAGCATGCTTCCAAACGGTGTAAATTAAACTATTCACATTACTACCTTAGCATAAATCTATAAAATAAATATTATAACTACAGCATTTAGCAAAGGTTATAATATTAATGAAAAAAGCATTCTTTATTAACGGTGGCGCAGGTCGCGTTCTTTGTGCGATTCCAGCACTAGAATATCATTTAAAAAATATAGATCCAACAGCACCTATTATTGTAGAAGGTTGGATTGATTTATATCTTACTAGCAAAATATTAGTAAACAATACCTTTCCTGCTAATGATCCTAATCTTTTTGACAAATTGAAAGATAGAGAAATCATTACACCTGAACCTTACAAACTTAATGCGTATTTTACTCAACGAGCCAATCTAGTTCAATCCTTTGACATGTTGATTAACTATGATTATCCACCTGAAACAATTCCAGAAACAAAAGAATATAACGAACTCTTTGTAGGAAAAAAAGATATTGCAACAGGAGAAGAGCTAGTAGCAGAAGCAAAAAGACATTTCAAAAAAGATAAAGTTATAATATTTCAACCATTTGGATCTACTGCTACAATACATGGCGGTGTAATTGTTGATGAAAGCGGCAGGTCGTTTGAAGTAGATGATATTATAGACTTACTTGAAGAATTGAATAAAGATTATGCTGTCATACTAATGAGCTCTATGAAAATACCAACTGATAAAAATCTTAATGTAATGTTTCCAGAAGAAGTAAGTTTATTACAATGGACTGCAATTATCAATGCTGCGGATTATTTCTTAGGTTGTGATTCAGTAGGACAACATGTTGTTCACGCTCTTAAAAAACCTGGCACAGTAGTTATAGGTAGTACATTTCCTGAAAACATTTCCTATCCGGAAAGCACTACACTAAAAATTATAGACAACGGAATAGGTGAAAGAAAATATTCTCCTTTAAGAGTAGCAATAGATATTAGGATTGATAGACAGAATGAAAACTTAATGAAACTGAGCTCAGACACTAAGAAAAAAATTGTAAAACAAATTAAAGATACTTTAGGAAAACAATAATGAGAAAAACAGGCTACATTGCAGGAATTGCTAGAGGGCACAATGCAGGTGTTTGTCTTTTAAAAGACGGCGAAATTGTATTTGCAATTGAAGAAGAAAGATTATCCCGTTACAAATACGACGGAGGACCTCTTGCAAGTATGATTAAAATTTTAGATTATACAGATAAGATTGATTATCTTGCAATATCTCATACGCAAGACGCAGACGAACCTCTAAACGATTACGTCCGTCAAGATGTATATACTGCACTTGCTAGAAAATTAAGATTAATTGAAGACCCTGAAACACAGGTTGTTAAATATCATGCGCAACATCACAGAAGTCATGCTGCACTAGCATTTTATAGATCAGGATTTGAAAAGGCAAGTGCTATAATTGTTGATGGAGCAGGAACATTTGTAGAACGACCAGATGGACAAACTATGTTTGAGGTTGAAAGTATATACGATTGCGCATATCCTGCAACGTTTACAGAAATTTATAAGCATTTTGGAGGAAACGGGCCTTGGAGAACTGAGCACTATAATGCCGACGGTAGTGCTACAGAAGTAATGATAAACGATAAAGCAGGTATTGTTAAAGCATACGAAGCAGTAACTAGATTTTGCGGATTTGATTCAATTGAAGCCGGTAAAACAATGGGACTATTTCCATATGGTGAACCAAACAAAGCACCTAAGATTTACACTAATGCTTTTGGTGGCAACAAAGATTTATTTACTTGTACATATCCTAATGGAGCATGGGTAGATGAATCTGAATTTCCAGAGATTAGAGATAGAATATATGATCCGAGTGATATAATTCGATCTGCTAAAGATCCAGACAACCAAGATGAACAAGACAGAATTCAAGAACTGCTTAGAAAATCTGACAGAGAAGATGTTACACTACTTCCATCACGCAGAAACATGGCATATAATGTTCAAGTAGAATCTCAACAACTAGTACTTGATTTAATATTAAAATCAATTGAACGCACTGGTAATAAAAATATTGTTATCAGCGGCGGCTATGCTTTAAATTGTGTTGCTAATTATTTCTTTTTAAAACATTTACCAGAAGGTGTAAAAATATATGTAGAACCTGTTAGCAATGATGCAGGTACTGCAATGGGCGCAGCATTTTATCATTATTATCTTACATCTCAAGATAACAAATTAAGAACTAAAGATGAAAACTTATTTTTAGGACCAGTACAAAATATTACTGAAGATATAATTAGAGAAACTGCAAAGAAATACAATGGTAATGTAACAACAGATGTAGATTATAAACAAGTTATAGATACTATTAGAAACAAAAATATTGTAGCACTATATCAAGAAAGAGGAGAAAGCGGTCCTCGTGCATTAGGTAATCGTTCTTTAATGTATGACCCAACAGATCCAAACGGCAAAGATTTTGTTAACTTGGTTAAGAAGCGTGAATATTTTAGACCGTTTGCTGCAACTGTATTACAGGATGATGTACATGATTGGTTTGATTTACGTGGGATGGAAGATTCACCTAGTATGATGTATGCTGTCAATTGTCAGCCTGGCGTAAAAGAAAAAATACCAGCAGTTATACACGTAGACGATACATGTAGAATACAAACAGTTACTAAAGAACAAAACAAACATTGGTACAATTTGATTAAAGAATTTAAAAACCAAACAGGAGTACCTGCATTGTTTAATACTAGTTTTAATTTAGGCGGCGAGCCACTAGTTGAAACTATTGACGATGCTATGCGTACTCTTTATAATTCAGGAATAAATTATATCTATTTTCCTGCAACGAAAATGCTAGTAAATATAGATCATAATGAAAGGCAGTAACTATGGATGTCGAAGGACAAATTTTTCAATTATTTCCAACACCTCTATATACCTATAAATTAGAAAACCAAGCATATACAGATGTGCAAAACGAATTACAGCCTATAGTTGATAAACTATATAACGAAGGAAGTTGGGGACAAAATCCAAATTGGGGTTCATCTTCACAATATCTATCTAACCAAGGCGACTTTTTTGAGCATTTATTGCAATTAGAAAATATGAAAACAACTGGTGAAACTATTATGCACCACTGTGTAAATTATATGGCAGCAATGAATGTCCAACCTGCCTACAAAGCAGCGATGACTTCTTCATGGTTAACTTTAAACAAGCCTGGACTTTCCTCGCATATTCATGATCATGGTAATGCCCATATTAGTGGAGTATATTGGTTTAAAACTAGTGGAGATGACGGAGATATTGTTTTTAGAAATACACTGAAAGCGTTAAAATGCAATCCTATTGGAAGTTCTATTGCACATGAAAATTCTTTTTCGCCTGAGCAAGGTAGACTAATTTTGTTTCCAGGATTTTTAGACCACAGTGTTAATGAAAACAAAACTAACGGAGATAGAATTAGTATGTCTTTTAATATCTTGTTAGAAACAGGCGCAGTATAATGTTGCATATTTTTGGAGATAGTTTTTCAATCCCCCAGAACCATATGGACGAAGTATTTGGTCCAGATAAGACTGAAGTAACATATCTACCTTTAGAAAAAAGTTGGACAACTATAGTAAGTGATGCTATAAGTAACGATCCTCATACTAACTATGCTATTTTAGGCTGCTCTAATGATTACATTTATCAGCAATTACGTGAAAAAGAATTGTTGTTCAAATCAGGAGACTGTGTTATAATACAATTAACTAATTTATATAGAGAATGGTTCTTTGAAAATAAACCATATATGGCTGTTCATATGGCAACACAAATGACTCCAGGTGTAGATATTACTGAACAAGAGTATGCTGCATTAGAAATGTATAAACGACATTTATATTCAGAAAGGCGCCTCATTTTGCATTATCATACACTACTTGATGCATTAACTCTTAGAACAAAATTATATGGAGAACAAAATATTAAGTGCTTAATTTTACCAGGCTTTCACAATATTCAAGGTATAGAAGGGAATTTGTGTGAAGCATCCGGATCAGAATTTGACAATGAAAAAACTTCTATAGCATACCATGAAAAAACCGGTGACAATAGATTTAATCATTTTTCTGAAGTTAATCATAAAATTTTAGCAAGTAAAATAATTAATTTTTTTAATACAGGCGAAAGTATTGACTTAACATCTGGATTTAAAACTAGTATAATGACAAAGGAAATATTAGAAACATGTTAAAACTTTCACTTGAAGGATATCCAGTTGGTATAAAAGAATTAGAACCACAGGATCTTAAAAGTTTACAGGATTATTACCTACCGTTAATTTTAGATGGAAGTAATACAGGAAGTTCTAATAATGCTAGTAAAATTTCTAAGAATCTATCTCAACGTTGGGACGATTCAGATTTTTTTAAAAAATGGAATGATACATTACTACCATCACCTTATATACAAGATTATATTGATTCATATTTGTTTAAATTTCCTTATAGTGTAGACATAGAGACTTGGTATAACGTACATGAGCAACACGATCATCAACAATTACATGATCATATTACAACTAACGTGCCAGCGTTTTCTTGTGTTGTAATTTTAAAACAGCCTAGTCCAGAAGCAGGACAATTTGTTTTTAGGACACCTAACTTATCAAACCATTTAAAGTATTTAGAATTAGATCCTATGAATGATTATCCTAATGCTTTCTACCCTGAAATGAAAGAAGGATTATTACTAATGTTTCCTTCTTGTTTAGAACACTATGTACATTTTAATCAAACATCTGAACCTAGAGTTGTGTTTTCATCAAATATAATTGTTAAAAGAAAAGGTAACTTATACTAATGGATGATATTATTCCGTTTCCTATTACTGTAAGACCATTTAAGGAACACAATCAACTAAAACAGCAAGTACTAGATGCTATTCATGCACAAGAAAATGCAGAACATATGACTGCACCCGACAGTGATATTGTTAAATGTGATTGGAATACTGCAAGATATGATGGAGATAGAGAGTGGTTGAAACTAATAAATCCTTCTCTTTCTACGCACATTAATAAGTGGTGTGAAGAAATGGGATATAAAACATTTGGCATTACTGAAATTTGGTTTCAACAATATGCAAAAGGCGGCAAGCACGCATGGCATACACACAGTAACAACTTTACAAATGTTTATTACGTAAACTTGCCAGAAGATGCACAAACAGAATGGATTAATCCGTTAACTAAAGATACACATACATTTGACGTACACGAAGGAGATATAGTTACATTTCCTAGTTGGGTTATACATAGAGCTCCTGTTAATAATACAGAAGAAACAAAAACAATTATTTCATGGAACATGGATATATCAATAGATGAATAATATTACTATAGGATTAGATAGAGACGGAACAATAAACGAAGATCTTGGAACTTATGTTACTCATCCTATGCAATTTAAACCTATAGAAAATAGTATAGAAGCGGTAACACTTCTTAGAAAAAAAGGTTACAATATTGTTGTACTAACTAATCAAGCCGGAGTTAGTAAAGGTATAATGACTACTGAAGAAGTTGCTGTTGTACATGATTACATGCTTAATTTACTAGGAGAAGCAGGTTGTGATAGCATAGATGGAATTTACTATAGTCATACAAGCCAGAAGAACGATATGTTTGCTAAACCAAATATTGGTATGTTTAAAAAAGCAGAATCTGAATGCAACTTAAAATTTAAAGGCGGATTTTATGTTGGAGATAAATTAACAGATTTAAAAGCAGCAGAAAAAATAGGAGCAACACCTATATTAGTTCGTACCGGGTATGGAGAAGAAACAGAAAAAAAGTTAAAGAAATTTACCTACAAAAACCTTGCAAGAAAAGTTATGGTGTTTGATAACTTGTGGGCATTTGCTAGTTCTTTACCAGATCCTGAAATAGAAAATGCAGCATGTAAAGAAATTACATCGTCTGCAGGTATAAAAGCATCTTTTGTTTAGACACCTTCAATATATTCTTTTACAGTTTTAAACTGTATATCAAAAATATTTAGTAACTTAGTTATATCTGCACAGGTATATTCTTGATATTGCCCTTGTAATTCCTCTGGCATTGGAATATACTTTATATCTGCATTATATTTTTTTGCAATTATTTCTGCAACTGTTTGGAAACTAGTTGCAGAGCCTGTACCAATATTGTACAAGCCAGACTTTTTAACATGCAGCATCATTTGCTCATGTATGTCACACACATCGCCTACAAAGATAAAATCTCTTAGGTACTTGTCACTGTTTTCAAACAAAGTAATAACACCGTCTTCCTTTGCTTGTTTTGTAAACTTTGTTACAGGACTTGCCTGTGTGCCCTTGTGTTCTTCTCTAGGTCCGTATACATTAAAATATCTCATACCCTGTACACATACGTTATGTTTTTGCTGCAATATCCATCTATCAAATAGATACTTGCTCCAAGCATAAGGGCTCTGAGGTTGTTTAGGATCATCTTCTCCAAACTTTTCATATGGTCCATATACACTTGCACTAGATGCATATTGAAAATTTACACCTTTAGAATTACATTCTTTGAATATCCATTTAGAAAATTCATAGTTTTGTAACATAATCTTGTCAACATCTCTTTCTGTAGTATCTGATATTGCTCCTAGATGTATTACCCAATCATATCCGTCAATACAAGGTTTATGATTTTCATTATAATCATAGCCATGAACTTCGTGTTCTGTTTTTAGTTTATCAATTAGATGTCTTCCAATAAACCCAGTATCTCCTGTAACTAATATTATCATATTTGTTTTAAATCCTCTTCTGTAAGCACGTATACTCCGCTATGCTGTACAGATAGTGCAGCGGCATTGTTAGCGTGCATAATTGACTGTTCAATGTTGTTGCAGTTTAAATATGAATATGCAAGCACAGATAAAAATGTATCACCGGCACCGCATACATCGTGAACTTCAACTACAGGTGCATTATAAGTATTACCTTTGTATGTAGCACCTTGTTTACCTTTTGTTACTATTAAATCGCTACAAAAGGTTTTTGCACGATTATATTCAAGATCGTTTATTTTAAGTATGCAGCCTTCAAATTTATCAAGATAAAGTTTTTTAGTATCAACAAATACAGGTCCTTTAAATTTACTACGTAGACTTATAATTAAATCTTCAGTTACAAATCCTTTGTTATAGTCACTTATTATTATAGCATCATAGTCTAAATTATGAAATTCAACGTTGCAAGATTTGACTTTGTCTTCTTTGTCAACTCTTATTAAATGCTGTCCTGATCTGTAATCAATATATCTTGATTTAGTTATTTGTTCTTTGTTGGTAACAAACTCTACATCGCACCCAAATGCTAATAAGTTTTCATTAACATTAGCAGCCATGCCAGGATTTGTTTTTGTATTTTTATATTGAAATACAGGAACGGGTGCTTCGGGACTTATACGATCGGTACTACCATAATGGTACTCGTCAGTACAACTATCCCCGATTAATAATATCTTGTAATTTTTTTGTTGTTGAATAACCATCATTTATCTCATAGAATTCGATTGCTTTGCAATATTCCTTGCCAACAATTCTTTGATTTTTATAATCACTGCCTTTTACCATTATATCAGGATTATACTTTTTTATAATATCTACTAGTTCTTGTTCTGAATCAAAATAAGAAATATCATCAACTGCTTTTAGATTAGATAGTAAGTTTAGTCTTTCATCTAAAGAATTAATAGGTCTGTCTGAACCTTTTAATTGTTTAATTCTATTATCACTATCTATAGCAACTAACAAATGATCCCCTAATGATTTTGCATAGTTTAATAATTCAATATGCCCTTTATGAATAATATCAAAACTACCATTTACAATAATTTTTTTGTCTGACTGCTGACTGCTACCTGGAAAAACTCTGTAGTTGTCTTCGACACTGTCGGCTGTGCTTACTTCAAATATCTCACTCATTTCTTCAAGTGCCTCTAGTTGATGTGGCTGTAAAGGAGGATTATGCCATTTGTCGCCTTCTACTAATTCTTTTGTGTGTACCGTTGCATCTTTAGTATCAATCCATTTAAGCAAAAATTTACCCGAATTTACAAACCATGTTTCTTCTTTTTCTTTATGAAAATGCATGCTAAATTTAGCACCTACTTTTTCAAATACCATAATTTTTCCACAGTACTTTTCATTAGTGGCCCATATTAATTCATAGCCCCAACCTTTTTTAATTTTTCCTTCTAAACGTGTATGCATTTTATCCATTATATGTGTAGTTTATTATTTATCTAGTTACTGTAACCCACAAAAAATAATAATGACGCATATGGATAAATATTATGGTAACGGAGAGAATATAAAATATGTCACTAATTCCAATTTTTCCTGGCGTAAGAATAGTACCTAGAGATGAAGATTATCTTGATAGAAAATCAGGCTCTCGAGGTGAAATTTTCTTCGATAAGGATAATCAATCACTTAGAATATTCGATGGTTCCAACATTGGCGGAACACATATTCTAACACCTACAAACGTAGCAAAACAAATTACATCTTCAGGTGTTGCAACAGTTACTTTTAGTACAACAGTTGCAAGAAATGCTGGAGATACAGCAAATGTATATTATTATAACGGAGTTGAAAATCCTGAACTAACACTAGTTGTTGGTTATACATATGTATTTGATCAAACAGATTTAACAAATTTATATTTTCCTAACAGTAACGGAACAACATTAAACCAACATCCTTTAAACTTTAGTTCAGATGATGCTAACGGCGAATTAGGTAGCGGTACTGCATATCTTAATAACGTTCTTTATATAATAGATGGAGTTACTGTAAACAAAACACAATATTGGGCAAAGTTTGCCACTGCAACTACACGTTCTGTACAGATAACAATTACAAGTAACACTCCATCAACACTTTATATATGGTGTAAAAATCATAGTGGTATGGGGAATAGTGTAACTGTAGCCGAGCCAGGTGCCGGCGGCGGAGGCGCAAGTCTTGCAGTGTCTGATACTGCTCCTAGCAGTCCTACACAAGGAGATATTTGGTATAATAGCACAAGTGCAAAACTATATGTGTATGTACAAGATACTGATAGCAGTCAATGGGTACAACCTGCTGCTCCTGCTCCAGGAACACTATTAGGATTAGGTATTGCAGACGGAACAAACGGACAGGCACTGAAAACAGACGGTGCTGGTAACTTCTCGTTTGGCGATGTGTCGGCATCGACAGCCTTTGCTGATTTAACAGGTAAGCCTACTACAATAGCAGGATATGGAATAACAGATGCTATTCCTGCTTTCTCTGCAATTACTAGTAAACCAACTACAATAGCAGGGTATGGTATCACAGATGCGTTTGATGGAGCGTTTGCTTCATTAACAACTAAACCAACTACACTCGCAGGGTATGGTATCACAGATGGATATGCAAACACAGATGTTGATGCACATCTAAATCAATCAAACCCTACAAGTGGTTATGTACTAAGTTGGAACGGTTCAGATTATGCCTGGGCGGCAAACACAGGTGCACCAGGCGGCAGTACAACTGAAGTACAATTTAATAATGCAGGTGCATTTACCGGCGACAGTGATTTTACGTACAACAGTACTACTAATACATTAACTGTTCCTAACATAAGTGCATCATTAACTGCTGGACTTGGTGTTACTAACTTAACAAGTGCAAGTACAATAACACTTACAACCACAGACGGTGTAAGAGTTACCGGTGCTCCATTTAGATTACCAAGTTTTACTACAACAGAAAAGAATGCATTAACATCTGCAAACGGTGATATGATATATGACACTACGTTGAACAAAGCACAGGTATACGAAAACGGTGGCTGGGCGAGCTTAGTATAATGAGTGAAAAAGAATACGTAGTAATTGTAAAAGCCGATGTTGATCTTGAAGCATTTGATGCTGAAGTAGCCGCAGATACAGGTTCAGGACAGATACCTAATAGAGCTGTTACAGTAGCCAATCCAAGAATTGGATCAAAGCGTATGACACATTGGATGCTCACAGACGAAGAAGCAGAAACTTTAGAACAAGACGAAAGAGTTGTTGCTGTAGAGATTCCACCAGATCAAAGAGATGATATTAGTATAGGACTTCATGCAAGTCAAACAGCAACTTTTCAAAGACAGTCTGGAAATAACGCAACTTGGGTAAACTGGGGATTGCGTAGATGCGATGAAGCAACAAATACGTTTGCTGATGCAACTACATTATCAGGAGATCATCTTTACGCTTTAGACGGAACAGGTGTAGACTTTATTGTACAAGATAGCGGAATACAAGCAGACCATCCTGAGTTTTACATGCCTAACACAACTGAATATGCTAGTGGTGCATTAGGAAGTGATGCAACCAATGGAGCAGTTTTTGACAGAAGTTTAACTGTAAGGGGTGTAAAACTTGTAGCAGCAGGAGCGGTCGGCGGACAAACAACTGTACCAGATGAATGGGTAAAGAAAACAGCGCAGGCTGTAAAGTTATTAATTGATCCTAACGGAGATAGCATTGATATTACACAACAGAAAAATTTAATTGCAACACTTAAAGGTGATGCAGGAACAACACATGCAGGAACTCCAACAGCACAACGAATTGGTTATGGTGGCGGAGCATCATATACACCAAATTGGTTGACAGATGCTGGCGCGGCACAGTACTCTGGATATACAGATTTTTTAGACAGTCATGCAGTTAATGATATGGTTTGGTATAAAAACACAAGCGGTCCTGATCCTAGTGAGAGTGATAGAGACATTGAAGAAATTATGGAACACTTGTTCCATACAATACACAACTTTGGTATTCCGGGGGCTGTAGAAGGAAGTGCAACACAAGTTCCAATGGAAACATTGCTGATGATATTAAATGGTAACCCAAGTTTTTCTTGGACGACTACAGAATTACATCTTGCTATGAAAGAAGCAATTGACGCAGGGTTATATGATCCAAGTGGTTATGCTACTGATTGGGCAACAGATTCTGATGCAGCCGTAGTAGCATATAAAGAATATACTTACTTAGTAAATTGGTCAATGTGGGATATGAGTGAGTTTTGGGACGGAGAAAGTCTTAGTCCTGAATGGGA